CGATTCGTGACTTACTGGCGATCATGCTAAATGATGCAGAGGGGATGCTTAATTCGTGGAAAAAGGAGATCCAGCCATGAATAGAGAAACAGAGTTCCGCAACAACGTCGGAGATAACATCGTAGCGAGGTTAATATGACCAGCGGAGATCAAATAATTGTAATTTTTTTAGTAATAACGCAGTTTGTCGCAGTCTTGTGCTTCGTGAAATGGTGGCGGAAATAGGAGAGTGAACGATGGTGTTATTTATAGGGATTATATTCTTAATAGTGATTATAATAATATGGATCAAAAATGATGATAACCACTTGAACAGATGACACAGAGAACTGGGAAAAGCAATCCACGACACGGAGGAGCAAGCAAAATGAATAGAGCTAACCAAACAGGAGGGATAAGATGAAAGAAGGAAAAAGAATCTGCGACAAGTGCGGAGGAGAAGGGACACTGCCAGAAGAACCACTTGAGCCTGTCCTGGCCGTGAGGATAAAGGGGGGAGGAGTATGCGATTGGTATGGGGATCATCTTGGTAGGATATTTGTAGTAAAAAACGACCCCATATCTGGATATTATAGATTTGGTGGTTCATTAATTAACCCTAGCCACGTTGAAGTAATCCCCCCCTACGACAAAACCAAGTTCCGCTTGAGAAGGAAGTGGGGGAAGGATGAGGAAATGACAGAATATGGAGATAAGAGATGGGATGGGGAGTTTTGGGTGATGTCACCCCGAGATGGGTTTACACAGGGGACTTACATATACATAGCTCCAATAAAGCCCGCCACCCCCGACCCATCAGCCGACTGCCTGCCTGGGTTCGTTGCGTTTCCGGTGGAGATAACACCCGCTGGCAAATACCTTGAAGCGTATGTTCCCCATGTAACTTGTCTCGAGGAACTTCCCGGCGATGTTAGATGGTCAGGCCGATACGGATACAAGCAGATGACTAAGGTAATATGGGTAACTTGCCCCCGGATGTATGGGGATGACTACGGCAACCTCTCTGGAGCTTGGGTGCGCAAGCACAAGACCCCGACCATGCCTGACTATGTAGAAATGAAGGAGAGTGAGTAATGGAAATAACAGGCCCACTAAACGCAGTCCAAACCAATGATAGCCCCGATAACTGGGACATCCAAAAAGAAATGGACGCAATAAACAAACTAACGCCGGGATGGATCCAGCTAATAGACGCTATATTGAAGCCAGATAACGCCAAACTCCGCAAGAGAATAACCACCCTGGAAAAGCGGCTAAAAAGACTGAGGCAATACCTCAAGCACATGGCACAAACAGGAGCAGGGCCGACTAATCCAGCGTATAAGGATGTTCTGGACCGGCTGACCGAAATCACAAGGAAAATCAAATAGAGCGGGGCGGACTTAATCCGGGTAACGGTTCTCAGGCCGTCTCGGTGTAAGGCACCGACCGTCCCGTTCTTTAAAGGAGGAATGTTGTGAATTTCAGAATGAAAAACTATGAAGTGACCTTGTTGAGAACAAGATTTGAGACCGCCACTGTCAGGGTGAAGGCTCATTCTAAAGAGGACGCCAGAATTGGCGCCGGAGAATTATTTGAAGCCGGGAAACTCGCAGAGGAAGAGTGGTCCTCGGAATCTAAATTGAACCTGTCAGCAGCGGAAATAATTAAAGTGGTGTTAAAAAAGGGGGGGAGAATGATAATAACCAAGCGACATCCGAGGGATGGAGACGTCGAGGGAATATTTAGAGGACATTGGTTTCGGGCTGTCGTCCACGATGAACCATCTATGTTCGGGATTGAACAGTCCCGGACTTCCATGTTGTTCATAGCGAAGGATGCTCACTCTTGTCGGAAACTGGCCGGTCCCGCCGCCGGATATTATTATCACTCCGGTCTGTGTATTGTTTCCTTGAAAGACTATGATGGGATAATTCGATCTCTGATTTCAGAGCTTGATAATCTTCCACTCCTGTCGGCTATCCCCGAGACTCCGAACATAGCGAAGATGGTTAAGGATTATATCGACCACTCGGCGTTCGGTGGGCTCTATAAGGAGGGCTGCTGCTGTTGGGGCGACGGGATTATGGAGTGTCAGCGGATAATCAATGTTGATGTTTCAATGTGCCGCGCCGGATACAAACATAAGTCCCGCTTGGATGGGATAACCATTAAACCATATCCACCGGAGAGGAAAAAATGAAGAAAATATCAAAACAGAGAAGGTGGCAGTTGAAACAGACCGCCGCCGGAAGATGCACTATTTGTGGTCAGCCGATCGCTGCTGGTAGTAAGTTTTTCTGTGAGAAACATTGGGAGTTGAATAGGAATAGGGGCTTTGTCAATGCAAGGAAGAGAGCCGGGATTCCACTCGACGCTCCTAAATATAAAAATTATAATAAATATAATAAAAAGGTTGACAAGTTGCCGCTTTAGGCTTAGGGTAGGATAACAATGAAAAAACTTTTATATATTCTCATCCTCATCGCATCTTGTTTTCCCGCGTTCATTGTGTTTTTTTCAATGGCTTTTCTCACCGATTTATTTAATCAATTATTCCCAAAAAAAAGGAGGGACGATTATGTCCAAAAAAAAGAAATCCGACCTGAACGAAGAAGCAATGCAGAACGCGAAAGAAAAGCTCGATCAACTGATGGAGAAAGAAGCTGCGGAACTTTCAGAAGAAATTCCCCCGTCTTTTCCTGATTCTCCGGAAGAGAAACCGGAAGAAGTGGAGCCCACCTCTGCACCAATCGTCGCACTTTCTCTCAACGCCGGATTATCTTTCGTTTGTTCCATCCACGGGAAACAAGCCCTGAAGGAAATAAGATACACAACTATTATTCTCGCCTGTGGCTGTGAGTGGATTTATGACTGCGGACATTTGTCCCAGAGTCGTCGGGGTCCGAAATAGTGTCCCTTAATGACGACATAAAGATAATCGGAAAGATATTTCAGAAACACCAGAACAATTTCCGGTTCCAAGCTGTTGCGGAACTAATCAATTCCGACGAAATGCAAGTGAGGTGGCTCAAGTCGCCCCTGAAGGACAGGTATAAGGAAGATAAGAATATTATGACCCTTAACCTGATTCTTCAGGGGTTTACTCATCGAAGGATCGGACACTTCTGCGGGATATCACACCAAGCCGTCGTCGGTCGGCTGAGGAAAGCGGTCTCAATGATAAAGGCTCGCTATCCCGGACTACAAATATGGGAAGCCCCCATAGGAGAAAAAGATATGAATGTAATTTTGAACGTGGAGGGAAGCTTTGCTGCTTCTCACACTCTCGTTGGTCATCGTGGACCATGTTCACAACTTCACGGACACACTTGGAGGGTCTCTGTTAAGATTTCCGGCTGTCCTGATCCTCTGGATGGAATACTGGTTGATTTCCATTCTGTTAAAAAGATGATGAAGGATATTCTTCCTGACCATCGCCACTTGAATGACATTAAGGGGTTGAAGGTTCCGACGGCAGAAAACGTCTCAGTGTGGCTTTACAACCAGTTCGCCTTAGATATAATTGAACATTCCCGGGAGATTGGTCGTGACCTTCAGTTGGTGAGTGTCACTGTCTGGGAATCACCGGAAGCGAGCGCAACTTATACAGGAGAATAATATGTCAGCTTTTAATATAGGACGACCGGGAGAAGAAACAGAGATTGAACTCGATTCGATATTCACATCAATTCAGGGGGAGGGTTTAAACACTGGAATCCCGATGACTTTTATCAGGTTGTGGGGGTGTAACCTCCACTGTTCATTCTGTGATGAGACCGATTCGGACGAAGCTAAGGTTATTTCCCCCCGGGAAATTCTCGTCACTGTCAACGAACTCAGGGGAACAAATCCAAACATCTGCATCACCGGCGGAGAGCCGTTTCACCAGCCCAAGCAGTTATATGCCCTCATAACAACCATCCTGTCTTCCATTCCTGACGCTAAGATATATCTTGAGACCAATGGGACGAGCACACATCCTTTGGTCCCTCTCATTCTCAAGATGGTTGATTATGTTACTTTTTCTCCAAAGATGGGGGTTCAGTGGGAACAATATTTCGTTGATACAGCAGATGAAGTGAGGTGTCCTATCGTTTATGGGACCGACCTTGAGATGTTCGACCGGGGGCTTGACATTCTGGGATATAAGGGACCACGGCTGGCATCTCCGGTTGATGTTGATAAAGAAAAGGTTTCTCTCCACTTTTGTCTTGAGTGGATTGAACTTCATCCCGAGTGGCGGCTCTCTGTTCAAACACATAAACTTTTAGGAATATTATGATGAGTGCAAAATCCGGCTTTGATCCTATCCTTACCAGTCACGCAATAGCAATAAGGGATATGTTAATCCATATCGGGGAAAACCCTGACCGAGAGGGCCTTCTGGACACCCCAAAGAGAATAATCAAGAGTTGGAGTGAACTTTATTCTGGTTATGGGAAAGACCCCGGAGAATATCTCGGTGTAACTTTTAAGAGTGAGTCGAGCGAGTTAATTGTTTTGCGCGATATCGACTTAGCTTCTATGTGTGAACATCACGCAATGCCTTTTACTGGTCGATGTCATATTGGATATATCCCCGGTCAAAGAATAGTCGGGATATCTAAATTGGCGAGATTGGTGGATATGTTCGCAAAACGACTTCAGATACAGGAGCGTTTGACCACCCAGATCGCCGATTCTATTATGAGATATCTTGACCCCCTCGGATGTATGGTAGTTGTAGAGGCTGTGCATATGTGTATGAGAATTCGAGGTGTATCAAAACAAAACTCAACTATGGTTACCAACGCTGTTCGTGGGATATTTAAAGAGAACACTCCCGTTCGGTCTGAATTTCTGGCGGCAATCAAGTGACGGAGAAGTGCAAGTGGTGTCCTCAAAAGAACTGTGGGTTGGAACAGATGGCGACTTGTAGAAGGAAGAAACAACTCGATTTCTATGAGAAGTTTTTCAAGGAGGATTGGAAGGATATGGACGAAGCTATTGTTGACATAGACAAAAAGAAGGAGGCCGGCGCATGGTGGACCCCGGATTGGAAATGAAAAAGTGTGTTTATACAATCAACTTCGGAAAGTATGACCAGATGAGGGAACCATTCAAAACCCCCGGTTGGGATTATATCGTTTTTACAAATAACAAGGATATCGACTTTTGTGGATGGGAACCCCGTCAGGTAAAGTTTCTTTACAATCTCCCCAACCATCTCCTCGCAAGATATGTTTATATAAATTCCCATCTCTTTGTTCCTGAATATGACTATAGCCTGATGATCGGGGGACAGATAAGACCAGCCGGAGACCTCAACGAGTTTGCAGAACAGTTTATGAACTTCAGCGTGGATTTCAATATGATGAAACACCCCTGCAGGACCTCTATTTACAAGGAAGCGGAGATCATCATCCGGGAGCGCATTGATACACCGGAGAATGTAACTCCGCAGATGGATAGATATCGGAACGCCGGATTTCCTGACAACTATGGGCTATCAGCCTGCGGGATAATCGGGCGCCGCAATAATAAGTTTGTTTCGGAGTTTAACGAGATGTGGTGGGGGGAAGTTTCTAATGGTTCATATAGAGACCAGTTAAGTTTCGATTTCGTCCGATGGACGTTGTCTTTTCCTGTCCCTCATTATTTCGATTACAGCGACACCCTTCACCACGGCTATTTCGAGATTCGTCAACACGGAACCGGGAAACTTCTATGAGCATGAATAACGCGAACCCGATGCGAAGCCCCTGTGAAGCAATCCGGCTTGTGAACGATATGTTCCAAGAGGACACCCCTCACGATATCGAGGTTAGAAAACTTCTTGCTGAAGCGGAGAATAAGGCGAAGCAGATGTCGATCGAACTCTCTGACTATCAGCCAAACTTTCATAATAGATGGGATGATTTTCCGGGGCTCGGGGATAGGCTCATTTTCCGGAAACGCCCGGAATATAAGTTTTTGAATATAATAGGAGAGATGAGATGAGATGTTTAGTTACCGGAGCGGCGGGATTTATAGGATTTAATTTGTGTGATCGGCTCCTAAAAGAGGGACATAGCGTTTATGGTCTCGACGATATGTCGGCTGGAAGGACCGACACCATCAATTATTTATCCAGTAAATATGATAGGTTTATTTTTCAAACTGGAGATATAAGGAACCCGATGGCTGTTGGTTTTATATTGTCCAGTTTCAAGCCAGATGTCATATTTAACCAAGCCGCATCAAAGAAGAATATCTGTCTCCGGGACCCCCGGGAAGATTGTGATGTAAATGCAAAGGGAACCCTGAACCTTATGCTTCTGGCTAAAGAATATGGGATAGAGAAATTCATCCACGCTTCGACCGGTTCAGTTTATGGGTACATCCAAGAATCCCCCCAGACCGAGAAACACCCCCTGAACCCGTGTTCATATTATGGAGTTTCCAAGTTAGCCGGGGAGAGATATGTCGATTTTATAAATCTCAATACAATCATCCTCAGATATTTCCACGTTTATGGCCCTTGGCAGGACTATTCTCAGGACCGGGGTGGGGTTATTGCTATCTGGGCTCACAAGATATGGCGTGGAGAGCCGATAATAATACACGGTGATGGAACTCAACAGCGGTCGTTCACCTTCGTCGGGGATGTAGTGGAAGCAAATATCAGGGCTATGGAAGGGACTTTCGGACTTCCTGAGGTTTATAACTGCGCCTCTGGGATTAAAATAAGTCTGAATGAGATGTTGGTTATGATGGAGAACAAGATAGGGAAGAGAGCGGCAATAGAATATAAGCCAGTTCTTGAAGGTGATATCCACATATTCGACATATCAAACGAGAAAATAAAAGACAGATACAATATGAACTTCAAATCATTGGAGGATGGACTTGATGAAACGTTATCCTACTATCAACCTCAATGATTCAATAAAACTAATTCACGGCGATTGTTTAGATGAAATGAAGGATATCCCGAGTGGTTCAGTCGATATGGTAATGGCTGACCCTCCGTATGGGATAAGCAGAGATAGCGGAATCAGTAACTCAAAGTTAGATAAGTATAAATCTATCTCTTTGCAATTTGGCGAATGGGACAATAAGGGACTGGACTTAGATATTATAGCTTCTAATTGTCATAGGATACTTCGTGATGGTGGAGTTGTTGTATTATTTTATGATATATGGGCCTCGGGGTCTGTTTTAAGTAGTTTTAATAAATTCAAACAACCAAGAATTATAAGATGGGACAAAACAAACCCCGTTCCATTGAACAGTAAGTTGAATTTTTTATCCAATGCAACAGAATATGCTTTTAGCTTTGTGAAGAAAAGCAAGCCAGTATTCAATTCGGAGTATAATAATGGAGTAATAAGGCTTCCTATCTGCCACGGCAAAGAAAGAACCATCCACCCCACCCAAAAGCCAGTAGCCCTAATGGAATACCTAATCAAGACATATACCAACGAAGGAGAGACGGTTCTTGACTTCACATTTGGTTCATTGACAACAGGCGTTGCTTGTGCTAATTTAAATAGAAACATGATAGGAATAGAAAAAGATTCTAAATATTTCAATCTTGGTGTAAATAGATTAAAGGAGCACATAAAATGCCAAAATTTAAAGATAGAACTGGTGATAGATATGGCAGACTAAAAGTTATTAGCCATAAGGGAAGAGACCATAGAGGAAAACATTTGTGGTTATGCAAATGTGACTGTGGGAATGAGAAGGTAGTTATAGGTGACAACCTATCTTCTGGTAAATCAAATAGTTGTGGGTGTCTTAAAGCGGAGTTCCTTGCAAGGAAAGGGAATCAATACGGATTATACGAAGATAGGGAGATGGCACTTTTGAAGGTTCAGTATTCGCATCTGAAACGAAGAAATAGAAAACTTGGTTTTTCTAAAATTATATCATTTGAGTTATTTTCTGAATTGAGCAAATCTCCATGTAAATATTGTGGATTAGAGCATTCAAAAGAAATTGAGGATAGGCTGAATGAAAGCAAAAAGGGGAAACGTCTATCAAATCACATACTTAAATGTAACGGCATTGATAGGGTGGATAGCTCATTAGGATATACAGATGAGAATAGTGTACCGTGCTGTAAGTATTGTAATTTTGCAAAACACACAATGACTGACGATGCGTTCTATAAATGGATTAAGAAGGTTTATGAATATAATTTTCAGACGGAACAACAGGAGTAGCGTGCAAGAGACTCAACAGAAACTTTGTTGGAATAGAGAAAGACCTCCAATATTTCAAGATAGCCAAACAACGAATAGGAGATGAAGAGTGAAGAGATGGGATATTATCAACCGACTGATTAGACAATATGGGATGACCCGTTATCTCGAGATAGGAACCCAGAAGGATGACTGTCTCTCTAAGATTGAGTGCGAGTTCAAGGTTGGGGTTGACCCGGACCCACTCTGGCACTCGGTAACCTCGTCAAATGAATTTTATAAGATGACGTCGGATGCGTTCTTCGAGCAGAACTGGGATATGTTTGATATTGTGTTTATCGACGGACTTCATCACGCTGACCAAGCTCAGATAGACATCGAAAATGCTTTGCACGTTATAAATCACGAAGGAACCATCGTCGTCCACGACTGCAATCCCATCTTGAAAGAGTCGCAGATAATCCCGGAACCGGTTGTAAAGAGTTGGAATGGTGATGTCTGGAAAGCGTGGGTTCGGATGCGGGCGCGAGACCTTCTCTTGATGCAAGTTATAAACACCGACCAAGGAGTCGGGGTGATTCAATGGGGGGTGGGGGAAACCTTGGTTGTCCCGGAGAGTGAACTCACGTTTGAGAACTTAGAGAAGAACAGAGTGAAGTGGTTAAATTTAAAGGAAGTTGAAGAATGTTATTAGACAAACAGGAACGGAAAGTTGTTGATTTATTAGCCGATGTTTATAATGAGTTTGTCAAACTCCCAAAATTACATTTTGATGAACACGATGAATTCAAATTAGCAGTTCATCAGGCACAAGTCATAATAATGGCTCGACCAGTGCAGAAAGAATTCAACAAGGAGGGCGATAAGTGAAAACATATTTTCTTTTTTCCGGCGGTCTCGACTCAGTTGCTGCCCTCGATATGCTTTCCAAGGGTCCCGAAATCGCCATTGACGACAATTTTGAGTTGATCTTTATTGACTACAAACAAGCCGCCGCCACGATGGAATATAGATCGGTCAATCATTGGGCTTTGAAGTATCGCTGTAAGGTTAGGCGACTATGTGTATGGGATTACGAGAATATCGTCCCAGAAGAGAGCGGGTGGGTTTTCTATGGGGATACAGTGAAGGTGAATGACCCCTCCAACAAGGATGCACTCTTTCTCCCGGGGAGAAATATATATCTTCTCACTGTCGCCGCCGTTGCAACATACAATCGAAGGAATCCGTCAACGCGGTTTCTTTTGGCGACCCACAAGGAAGAACTCCCCGGCGGAGAATACAATACTCACGGCGATTGCTGTCCCAAGTTCTTCAAGGCGATGGAAACGTCTCTGTCATTTGGGATGTCCACCCCAACAACTCCGGTGAGATATGATATCAGTTCCCCGGTGGCGAATTATACCAAGAAACAACTCATCGAATATTGCAAGAGAAACCGGATTGATATCTCGATGGTCTGGTCGTGTTATGGTCGAGGTCCGGAACCGTGTGGGACTTGTCAGCATTGTATTGAGATAAACGGTAGTAAGGGATAAGTCATAACCCATTGGGAGAGAGACAATAAGATATTTTTTTGCTGGATTTGAGCAAAATCCTTTCACAAAGATGTTATCACGATCACCCGCCAAACGATATATGGCGAGCCTGTTCTTTCTGTCTAAGCCCCCCAGAATCTTTGAGGATAAGAGGAAGGACAAATCGGTTATAGTCGATTCAGGCGGGTTCTCTGCGAGAGTCGCATATAAACACATCAAGTTACAGGATTATATCAAGTTTCTCGACCAGTTCAAAAAGAAGTCATTCTGCGGAAAGATGTTTCGATGTTTTAATCTTGATTCCCACGATCTGAAAGAGTCTCAAAAAAACCAGAAGACACTGGAGACTCTCGGATATAACCCCATTCCCGTTTATCACTATTCAGAATATGCGTCAGACCACCGGCAACTTCTCGACGATATGGTCCGAGACTATGATTATATCGGGATCGGGGGAGTCGCCGGGATGATGCTGAACGAGAAACAGAAGAAGGCTTATCTGGACTATGTGTTTTATCGGACTCAGGACAAGGTGAGAGTTCACGGGTTGGGGATGTCATCTATAAAGCCGGTTGATAGGTATCCTTTCTACACGATAGACAGTAGCACATGGTTACAAAATCAGAAGTTTGGAGCCAGCCGCGCCGTTACAGATGATGTTATGAGAAAATGGATGTCTCGCAATATCCACTATGAACAGCGCAATCAGATAGAAATATTGTATTATTTGAAGTGGGAGTGGGAAATGACGAGGATATGGGGTCATCGGGGAATTAAGTGGGATGATTACGATGAGATTGTAACCAATGGATATGACTTTGATAAACTCCAGAGAACTATATCAGGACTTCCAGATTATAAGTACAACGAATTTGACAGGCGTTTTGATGAAAGCCGGAACATAATTTCAAAATAAAAGGATGAAGACATGACAGAAAAAAAAGGAATGGAAGAACTGGTTTTGATAAGTAAGTTGGAGCCGAACGAGTGGAATCCGAACGAACAAAGTGATTTTATTTATTTACGAGAAAAGCGTAGCATAGAGAAGTTTGGCTTCGTTATGCCTGTACTTGTCCGAGAGGTGGGGGACAAACTCGAAATTCTGGACGGCGAACACAGGTACAGGGCTATGAGGGAGATTCACGCCGAGGGAATTGATATTTTTACAACTCCCGAGAAGGACCACAAAATCCCCAAAGGGAAGATAGCCGTCAAGAATTTAGGGGTTGTTTCTGATTCTGCTGCAAAACAACTTACGATTTTGATGAATGAGTTGCACGGGGAAGCCGATACTATTAAAAAGGCGGACCTTATCAAAGGGCTCGCCGATGAAGTTGATTTCGCCGACCTCGCCGAACTGCTCCCATATCCCGAGGACGAACTAAAGAATCTCATTGATCTCGCAGACTTCGATTGGGAGGATTATAAGTCAGGGGACGAGACCCGCCCGGAGGATGATGAGCGTTGGGTTACGTTAAAATTCAGGATGGCACAAGATCAAGCCGCTATCATTCAAAGTGCGATTGAGCGGCTTGTCCGTCAGGTCCCCATAACTGGCGAGAATGTTGATGCAAGGGCTCTGGAGTTGATGGCGGGGGACTGTTTGGCAACCGCGATATCGTCTTATCAGTAAAAATGTAGCCAAAAACCAATAAAAGTAGGAGGATAGATAAAATGGATATGTATTGTTTAAAATGTCAGGCTCACAAAGAAGTTGAAAATCCCACCCCGGATGTAACCAAGAATTTCACTCCGATAGCCCGAGGCGTCTGTCCTACCTGTAACTCTCGGATGGTGAAGATTATTGGCGGTCCGGCAAAGGATTGGCACAACAAGATGAGAGCCGCCGAGGAAGAGGAATAGGAAGATGAAACGAATCCTAAAACCCAAAGATATCAAGAAGCGCGAGACCAAGATTAAGGCGGTCATCACCCTGCTGGATAAGGGTCTTAACCTCACTCAGGCTTGTAAGAACGCTCAGGTGGGGAAGAGAACTCTCTATGATTGGGCGAATGACGATGGTTGGCAATGGATTAAGGACGACCTGAAGCGAGCCACAAAGACCTTTGTTGAGTCAAGCGCGGAATCGGTGGAGCGAAGTATGCTTCAACGGGCGATTGGATACACTTATGAAGAGGAACACAGGAAGAGCAAGGAGCAGGCGGACGGAACAATGAAGATGGTCATCGACAAGACCGTCAGAAAGAACCGTCCGGCTGATGTCACCGCTCTCATATTTGTCTTATGCAATCTCGCCCGGGAAGGACTCACTTCTATTGATTGGCAGAATGTGTATGACATTAAAATTGATAAAACCAAATTGGAGACCTTGGATGATTTAATGTCCAAGATATTTGATGGCGATGGTCAAAAAGGAAAAAGGCGGGCTAGTAAAGGCGCACTCCCCGAGTTTACTCCCGACACATCTGAGGCGTTACCAGGCGAAACAGAAGAGCAGAGAGAACTTAGAGAAAGCCTTAGCTTGGAAATGCAGGACTGATCCGGTCTGGTGGATTGAGCATAATCTCGGAATTTCTCTTTATGAATTTCAGAAGAGAATAGCGAGGTCTGTTCTTTCTAATAAAAGGACGGATGTCAAGACCGCTAATGAGATCGGCAAGAGTTTTATTTTAGCCGCGATCGCGATCTGGTTTCTCTTTGCGTTTGGCCCGAGATGTACTGTTGTTGTAACCGCATCGACGGATAGACAGGTGTGGAGACAGTTCTGGGCTGAAGTTAAGACGATGTGGTATGGGAGACATTCTAAACTGCGTGGTCGGATGATGGAGAAGTATCTGGAAGTAAGGAAGGAAACCAAGTGGTTTATGGTGGCTTTCTCAACGAAGGACGAAGCGAGTTTTGAGGGGTGGCACAACGAGAACATCTTATTGATCTTTGATGAAGCGAAGGGAATCCCGGACCCTATCTGGAGAGGTGGCGAGCGGCTGTTAAGGGGAAAGGGCGGAATCAAAAGGTGGTTAATTGCCGGAACTCCTCCTATGGCTCCTATCGGGGAGTTTTGTCAGGTTTCGCTCGACCCGAACAAGGCGGCGAACTGGAATCATTTAACCTGCACCGGCTGGGAAAGTGACAATGTAAGTGACGAAGCGTGTGAGCAAGCAAGGAAATCATACGGGGAAGACAGTCCTTTTTATCAGTCAATGGTTATGGGACAGATTCCGGAACTCAGCACGACAACGCTTATCAGTTTGAGAGATGTGGAAGTCGCGTCACAGCGGACCACCGGTCCCGGTGGGGACATAGAGGTTGGAATAGACGTGGCCCGCAGGGGTGAAAATGAGACTATAATTGTTATTCGTCATGGGTTCAAGGCTGACTTTCACATTCATAGTGGGAAGGATAGGATAACGTGGTGTATGGGAAGGGTGAAGTCTCTGCTTCAAGGATATGAGATAAAGAAGCAAATTCCGATCAAAGTTGACGACGGTGGAGTCGGTGGGGGTTTGACCGACCTCCTTCTCGCAGAAGGGTTTATGGCTATTCCTATTAACTTCGGGATGAAAGCTGAAGACCCTGATTTCTATTATGATTGGGGTACGGAGATGTTCGCTTATCTGGCTAATATATTTGCAAATGAACCGATATCAATTCCGGATGACCCGGTATTAAAATCACAACTCTATCAAAGGACGATGGTTGACTACAGGAGGAAGGCAAATAAAATAGTGCTTAAACTATTGAGCAAGGACGAGCTTCGGAGAAACCCTGAGTTAAAGGGAATGAAATCTCCAGACAGAGCCGACGCCCTCGCTCTTGCTTTCAGTCCCATCCCTCTTCCTCGGGATGAGGACGCCCGTGTAGGAACAACCGCTTTAATTGGTGGAATGAAAGGATGGATCACATGAAAAACATATTTTCCCGAATAACCTCAAAGAAAAAGACTCCAAAGAAACAAGAGAGCTCTGTTCCTCTGCGACAGAATCTCGCCGGGAAGATAGAATCCGGACAGGCCACCCGAGCTTCTATTCTCGGGAGTTATGGGGGCGGTTCCGGCTTTGTTTCTAAGAGAGAATATATCTTCGATATGGATGTTGACGCCCTCCGGCTTTATCCAACCACAACCCTCCTTAAAAACCTCCATTACCTCAATCCTGACGCTTCAATGGCTATCTGGACCCTCCTCCGGCTCTGTGCTTCCGGCTGGTCCCTGAAGTGTTCAAACCTTGATGGTTCTGAGAACATAGAGGGCTATGAATATTTAATGAACGAGGTGATTGCTAACGTGAACCGCGAGCGTGGAGGGTTTGATGCTTTCTTGGATTCGCTGCATAAAACTACTCTTGTTCTTGGAGCATCCTCCTGTGAGACTATCCTTGCTCCTGACCTGAGAACCATTCTCGATATAGTCCCGGTGGACCCCGCGACTCTGGAGTTCAAGTCCGAACTGATGACAGATGGACAGGAAAGATACGTCGCTTATCAGCAACAGATGACCGGGATGAAGAAAATAGAGAAAGCTGGGTTCTATTATGTTCCCCTCGATGTCGATATTGGGAATCCTATCGGTGTTTCCCCCATAGTCTCTATGCTCCAGATTATCTTCTTTCAAATGCAGATGATGGATGATCTTCAGAGAGTAACCCACAATCAGGCTTGGCCCCGGCTGGACGTGTCTATCCTTGAGGAAGTAATCAGGGCGAACGCCCCGAGAAATATCCTCGCTAATCCAAAGAAACTCGTTGAGTTTATGGATAGCCAGATGGCCCTGATAAAAGGGGAATATGCAAACATAGACCCTGACGACGCTTTCATCCATACCGATGCTGTCAAAGTGGATATAAAAGAGCCCAGTCAGGCTCTCGGCTCGAACGCCCGCGCGATCATGGATACCGTTGATAAAAACCTCGCAAACGCGATGCACATCCTCACCATTTTCATCAACAAACATCGTGGAATAACCGAGACTTATGGCTCTGTCCAGTGGAAGATACAGGTTAAGACCGTTGAGAGTTTCCAGAAGTGTGCCAGCCGGATAGTCAATGATGCGCTAACCTTCGCCCTTAATCTTAGGGGGATACAGGGGAACGCCACTCTGGTTTATGACCCCATTCCCACTGAGTCACCATTCCAACAGGAAGAAGCAGAACTGATGAAGGCGAAGAGAGTAACATTCATTCGTGACGCCGGATATATCAATCACGATACAGCGGCTTCGATGTTGATTGACGCTGAGACAGCCGAGGGAGAAGAGGTTGCTATGTTTGGAGCCAGTGGCGGTGAGGCTGTTGAAGGGGGAGGAGATGCAGGCGGGACCGGGACAACCGGCGGAATAGAAGAAGCAAAAGGATTGTTATTGAGGAATGGATATGTTTTGCACAAAAAGCCAAGACCGTGACCGGGGAGAGTCTGCGGCCAAGGAATCATTCTTAGCCCTGACCAGAATGGGCTTTAAGACCTTGGAATCAATCGCTATTCTTAATCTGCGGAAATACAGAGTGATTAGTTGGCTGAAGTCCGACGCCAATTTCTGTGAAGAGATTAAATCAATCCCTGATTTTGGGAAAAAGCGAGGAGCATAGTATGCCTATTTTTAATATAATTGAACCGCTGGCTCGTCCAGATGAACAAATGAGGGAAGACGTTATCGTGAAAAAAGTTGCCAAAAAGGATATAAGTAGGGAAGAAGAAGATACGGAGACACGCAAATTCGTCCCTGTATGGATGGACGGAGGAAACAGGTAAAATGACAAAAAAGAATCGGACCGATAGAGAAGAATATGATTGTGAGTGCGTTGATTGTGGTCATAAAGAAACCTCTGAAAGTCATTGCGCTGACATATCCTGTTCTGAATGTGGGGGAAAAATGAGGAGAGCTAGTCGTCCCGGTGTCGGTCGTGAATTCTTTGTTCATAATTCAACCGTTGATCCTCGTGAGCCCAGATGGTCTAGTATTGACCAGAAAAAACTACCAGAGAAGGCTTTCGTCGATAAGCAGTTTCCTCACCATTGGGTTAAAGGCGGCAAAGTAACCGGAAGAAATGACAACGCCGGTAAATACAATTCTGGAGAACTTCTCCTCAGCAAAGCGGGGCTTATAGAAGCTCTCTCAAAAGCCGGGGATAATAACGAACATCTCAATCAACATAAATTAGAAATAGGACTTGATAAGGAGTTGGAAATGAAAAGGAATAACTTCCGTGCGCGGGAAACCAATCTCGGCGACTTAGGTTTTGATATTACCAGAAACAACCAGTTGGCTGCGGATGACAGCGATGGGGACCGCATATCAACCGAGATAGTAAGTCAGGAGTGCCGTTCCGGAGAGAATCTCACCGATCACGAGATGGATTCAATCAACCGGATTTCAAAAGACACCCTGAGCCGTGAGGATGTGTTCATCTTTCCTATGTGGATTTCCAACGAACTCCGGGACGCATATTCAACCAGAATGACTCGCTCATCCTTGGACAATTTTGTATCTGATCTTCAATCCGGTCGAGCCCTTCAGCTTGCTCACGGCGGAGGAATGTTTGGAGGGGGAGCCCTTGATATGCCTATCGGTTCATCCTTCGGTGGAGAGCTCACTCCCCGGGAAGGATATGAGGGTCTTCATGTTCTCGGTCATTATTACATTTTGCGTGGACTAAACACTGGTCTCGGGAATATGACCACCGATGATATTGAGAAGAATATCCGTGGTGGAGTTTATCGCCGGGGCTCCATTGGATTTTCAATAGCCCCGATGGAAGGACGCGCTGCCGGTACATATATCTGTTCTATTTGTCGAAATGATATTATATCCGGAGATTGTCCTCATCTTCCGGGAATCGAATATGAGACTGAGGAAGGAGAAAAGGTTCTTTGTGTTGCGGAAGTCACCGGAGCCGGGATGAGAGAAAGCTCCCTTGTTCCGATGAACGCCGCGCAAGGAACGGTTGTAAACAAAGCCCGCGAGTTCGCCGCCGAGGGGAAACTTTCGGACAAAAACGCTTTAGCCCTTGAATATGTTTATGGCACGAGGGTCTTAAACAAAACACCAGTAATTCCAACGCCTCCGGTCGTTAATGATCCAGAGGGAAACCCAAAAAGAGAGGAGAAGAAAACTATGGAAGAGTTAGTAAAATTTATCCGTGGTTTATCCGATATATTCCCGACTCTGAAGCTCGAAGACCGCAAGGTTGACGGTGCTGAAGATGTTGAGGCTGTCCGTCAGGAAATTGCTGACGCGCTTGCGACTTTGAAGGTCGATATATCAGACAAACTCGCTCTCGTAGATTCTATCCCCGAGGAACTTCGTTCAGCAGAGGCTATCGCCACCCTGACCGTGGAAGCCGAAGCGGGCCGGACCTACAAGAGTGATCTCGTTGAGACGGCCATCAAAGAAGGTGTCCGCGCCAACGGAAATGAGTTCGATGAGAAGCACTGGCGTGCTTATCTTACCGAACAAACCGATCTAGCCGTCATTAAGGCTTCTATCGACAGTTTTAGAAAAGCCGCCGATGCGAAGCTGGTTGCCGGACAGGAAACCAGAACCGAGGATGACATCCCGACTTCCACCGCGAAGATCGCAATCGTCCCCGCAGAAGCCTATAAAGTGGGTTAATCCCACGGAGTAGGAAACCAACCATTTAGGAGATTTAATAATGACTATTCCTATGCTTAGAGGAAGTGCCTACGAGGGGATTCTTGTGGAACCCTTTGTTACTTTCGCCACGGCCCTGACTGCTTCTGCGGTCGGGAATGCTGTGAAACCGTCGTCCGGTTACACCGTTGGAACCGGTATCACCGTTGCCAATGTAGCCGAAGACTATCAGGTTTCCGGACGCTTCACCAGATATGAAGCCGACGGAATGTGTTCAGTTCAGGAGAGAGGCTATTGCTGGCTTCCCTACGTCGCTGGAACCACTCCGACTGTCGGACAGAAAATCATAGGTGGGGCAACCGCCGGGACTATCAAATCTGATAATTCCAATGGTCGTCATCTGTGTTATTCTATCGACGGAACCAATCTACTCGCCCTTGTCCGTTTGGACTGACGTGGCGTAACTACCTGAATCTTTAAGGAGATTTAACTAATGAAAGATAAAGATATCAAAATTCGGGTTTTTGACGCCGACGACAAAGTTCTGACCCTTCCCGAAGGGCACAGAATCGAAATCGTCCGTCACGACCCCAAGGACATCAAACTGTCACCGCAGATGTATTCTACTGCCGCCGACAGAAAAATGAGCCTGACCGCTCTTCTGGAAGAGGCCGACCCGTCTGATCGCGATGCGAACGGACAGATCACCGGACTTGACGCTTTTGAGCGCCAGATGCAACGGTTCGGGATCGTAACCAGAGCCATTCCGTCAGCAGGCATTACCGCCAGCGAGGGGTCTCGGTTCTTCCAGAGTAACACCCCGGAATCGGCAATTCTTTTCCCGGAGTTCATCAACCGTGTCGCGCGGATGGCGATCTTCGAGCCGGACACTGTGGACGAGCTCATCGGTAATACCCGGAACATCACCGGCTCCGTATATGAAAGTGTACGGATAAGCTGGAATGAGGACGATGTTCTCAAACGGCGTGTAGCGGAAGGGGATGCGTTCCCTGAAGCGACTATCACATGGGCGGACGAAGCTGACCGTGTCTTCAAATACGGT